GTCGAGAAGCAAAAGTTAGTAGCGATTGCGACGCCCTACCCGTCACGCGATTCATTTTGCGACACATGCCTTATTCGCACGCTGGATAAATCCGCCCGGCTGATCGTGCGCGGTACGCTTTGAGTGGTGCTTATGGCAATAAGATCGCAAATTAATAAAATCATTCGTTCCGCCGTCCGCCAGCGCCACGATATGATCCACGTCCGTGGCAGGATGGGGAGGGCATCCCTGCACAATACACAACGGATTAACTTTGAGATAGGCGGCCCTTATCTTTTGCCATGCCGCATCATAGCCACGCCTGGCAGAGTTTGGCCGCGTGTCTTTCGGTCGCATGAGGCGGATATGCTTTGCGCAGTAGCGCGCTGGGCTGCTTACCAGCTCAGGGCAGCCAATCATGGGGCAGACTTTTAAAGCTCTAGCAGCCAATGGGGGCGCTCCTATACAGAATTCCGTTCCACCATGAATGTTTCCTTATATTCTCAATTGTCCATAATGGCTGTAAGTTGGTGTAATGGAAGCACTCCCTTTGTTGTTTAGGATCGGTAAAATCATCGAAGGAAGCACATGGGCGAATATGATCAATCTGCCATCCATCACGCTTGCCATAATTGGCCCAATTCATCCCATGTTCAAATTGACGTTCTATATGAGCCTTCAATTCTTCAACAGAACAATCCACCAATTCCATTGTGGGCGCGGATTTCACTCTCCCGCGCAGAATATGAATAAGTCTGGTTGAGATATTTCTGTAAATATTTCGGTTGGTTCTGTCTTGTAGTTTTAGGCTGTTCCTAAAACATTTCATGCATCTCTTCCCTTGAACAAAAGAATTCGGCTTTGCCTTGTATTCATATCCACAAACATTATGCCTGAACAAGATAGGGGTATTTGCATTCACATAATCACCGAGAACCTCATAATCATTGCCAGATACCTTTTTTACATAGGCAACAAATTCATCCGTTGTTTTCCCAATCAAGCAACTCATACATCCGCAACTTTTAGTCCGTCCAGACCTCAAAGAGAAGCCACGCACAATAGTTTCTTTTCCGCATTCACACCGACAAAGCCATGCAGTACCATGTTTTTGGTTTTTGCCTCGCCCGATGACAATTAATTTTCCGTATTTATTTCCTATTTCATTGATAAGTTTTTCGTTTGGACGATGTAGAAGACAACCGCATGACTGTATACGATCAAAACGCAAGTAACTTCCGGTAACTATGATTTCGCCACCACAATCACATTTGCAAATCCAAGTTGATCTGTTTGAATTTGGTTCGTGGCAAGCAACAACCAATTTCCCGAATTTTTTCCCGGTTAGATCAATCATGATTTTCTTTCTGGGGCATACATGGGGGGCGCGTCTCATGGTTCAACTCCTGAGGGCAGGGTCATCTTTTGGGGCACAGGCGAGAGGGCGGAGAGCAGGCGGGAGATTAGCATGGTTATTTTATCTTCGGCACTCTCACAGGGCCGAGGGTGAGTTTGTAGAGATCATCAATTGTGATTGGGTAAATCAAACCTGCCCGCGATTTGAGCTGGATATAATCTATCAATGCCTGAAAATCGGCTGTTGAGATATCCCCAGCTCCAACCTTGTGAAGATGAATTGTGCAAACATAGCCACCGGTAATAGCTGTATCAATATAAACTTTCAATTCCGCCAGGGTGTGCCCAGTAGATGTGCAAGAAGGTATTCGCCATAAATCACCAAACGGAAGAGCAAGTCTGATTGCATTGCCTGTCCAATCTCTAGCCGTACGCGCCGTAAGAATTCCTAAATTAGTCATCGCCGTTCGAGTATTCGCGTTGGACGCGCCCTGGACAAGGCAAAGATGATATGCGCCTTTTGACAAACCCCAGCCTAAAAGCGCCGTAGTACAAGTTAATATTGCGGTTTCCTGTTGGGCCTCTGTTAACGTAGTTAGATCGACATGGGCTTTTGTGTGATTGCCAATTGCCCAACCATAACTATCTAATTCCTGCAATTGCTGGTGAGTCATATAATTGGCTGTATCCACATAATCAGAAATTGCGTAGCACGTTCCTCTGATACCGCGAGGCTTCATGTAAGTAAAACAATTGTTGTATTGTTCGATTGTGCCATCATCGAAAGTCAAGCACACTGCCGGAATGCCACGGATGCCGGTATACATACTATCAAAGCTGATTGCTGGCGTTTTCCCTGCTGCTGCACCTCCAAATCGTAGCTGAATGCGAATTATGGGATTGGCCCACGATCCTGCCCCGATTGTTTCAAACTCGGTTTTGTGTGAAAATAATGGTGTCCACAAATTTTGATTATGGGTGAGATTGCCCGTAGTGATGTATTTTCGGAAAGCATTAGCATAGGTGATGTGATTAGATAAATATAACTGGACGCTATTAGACCCATAATCCGCTATCACATCGTGCATGTAAAACCAAACTACAAGTTTCTCCCATGAACCGCTCATATCCAGATTGACAGTCTTTTCCATAGCTGCCTGATTGGTATCGATGTCAGTCATTTTTTCGCTATATGTACCAGTCTTGTAATTGACCGCATTAGCCGCCACCGAAGCATGAGCGTTCGGTGTCCAATCCGCCGATATCTCAAAATCTTCTAACAATGTGCCTGGACTGGTAAGCAAATTCTGCGGCAGGGTCACATATTGATCCAGATTAATAAAACCACCACTCAATATTGGTAGCATTGCTCTCCTAACCTAACAACTGTACGCCGCTCATCCGCACGGTGATCACGCCACCACTCACGGGCGTGGACGCGCCCTCAGCCACCAGGCGGATGTACAGGCGGGTATCGCCCGCGGCGCACTTGATCTCCCGCCATAAATCAACCTGCGCAAACGCAACGTCCGACCCCGTTCCCTCGGTGATGGGGTAGAGGTCGATGTACTTTTTACGGTTGGCGTCGTTGGCCGTGAGCAAAGTAAATGTCGACTGGTCTACCAGAACGGGCACTTGCGCCACGTAAATCCACGCCCTCACCGCGCCAAGCATCGCAACGCCTTGCAGGGATATGGACAGGCCGCTCAGGATGATCCCGCCGCCCGCCACGCCCGCCACGTCGAACGAGAGCAGCTTGGCGATAGCTCCCGTGATGGTTAGCCCCGTCTGCGGGGTCGTGCCGGTGGGCTGGCTTGCCACGGTGAACGTGAACGTGTTGGTGTCGGATGAACTCACCACCCAGTTGCCGTCCACATTCGTGACCGATGCACCAGAAAGGATGCCTGCCACGGTGATCCGGTCGCCCGCCACCAGCCCGTGACCATTGCTGGTGAGGGTTACAACTTTGAGCACGTACGAGATCGCCGTAACGGTCAGGTTGCAGTTGATCGACTTGTTGGCCGCGTAGGGCGTTGTGTTCGCCGGGCGGGTAAGGCTGTCGGATTCGCTGAATGTCGGCGCAATGATCTTGCCCAGCGCGTTCGCCCCCGCCGGAAGAGCGGCGCTTACTGTAGTGGGAACCGGGTTAGCGCCACTCACATCCACATTACCTACCTGCATGTTGGCATTGGCCAGCAACAGGTCAGGGTTAGGCTGTGCAACCACGGCTTGCATTGGCGCGATGGATTCTACCGCCAGGCTGTGTGTGTGCTCAGCATCGAGGTTATCAATGGCCCTGATTCGCACGGGAACGCCATTGTTGTCATAAAATTGGATAAATGTATCAGCCATTGCTAAACTCCTTAGTTCTCAGGCTCCGGGCCTGTATATCCTTGTGTACGCGCCCAGGTGGTGATGGATTGCGCCCAATCCTGAGGCGGTGCATATTGCTGTAGCCATGACAAGCGGCAGCGATCTAAATCCATGTCCTTGTCAGCTTCAGGCGGTGCACCGTACATCCGGCCTAGCCCATTGCCATCTGCTGAGTATTGATGGATGACATAATTAGTCCACCCGGCGGGCAGGATAGGCGAATCTGTTCCCCAATGTGCGACAAATAGTGGGCAATGGGCGGAGATCCAGGCTTTGTCAGTCCCGGTGACCAGGCTCCAAAAATACGAGCTGGTATAAATCATGGGATAGATATTGCCCATCAGCATATAGAATTGGAGTGCAAATGACTTGATGCGTGCGCTCTCCACGCTTGGCAGCTCCACATCGAGCACAGGCGGGAGTGCGCCTGGATTAGCACCCATCATGTTGCAGAAGTGATTCGCTTGTACACTGCCCGCCGCATCGGCAGTCAGATAATGATAACTGCCCCAGGGCATTAGGCCATCCACGTTGGCGCGGTTGAGGTTGTACTTGTCATCAAACCAAGCCGCGCCCTGGGTGGCCTTGAAATAGCTGAACCGTGCCCCAGCCGCAAACATGGTATTGAAATTCACGTTGCCATTCCAGTGGCTGAGATCTGTACCCAATGCACGCTCGGTGGGCGGGATGGGAGCGCCACGTGCAGCAATATGGAGCAGTGCAACGACCGAAAAGCGAAGCGGCAAACGCCCCGCTCTCATCCCGCGCATCTCGATGTTAGGTTGGCTGCTCATCTGAATACCACCGTTGCCTGACCTGTGATCATCGCCCAGATCAGCGCGATGATCGAAAGTCCCAGGGCGCCGCTGATGAAAATAAAAACTGAATACATCGCCATTACCCGCCCAAGCTGTTTTTCCAGCTTTTCGATCCTTCCGTCGTGCTTGCCTAACTCCAAGAAGACCGATTTGATCTGGGTGGTGATGACGGGCTGGCAGCCCGCCTCTAGCTGCTCGGTCTTGCGCATGCGCTCCTCGTAAGAGCGCAGTAAATCCTTAATCTCGTCAAAACCTTTGTCCATGCGTATCCCGAGGCTGTCGATCTGGGCTTGTAGTACTGCTGTACTGGCGGGCGGCATTACTGCTGCGCCTTGACCGTGGGTTTGATGCCCGGGATGGTAATAGGTAGCACCCCGATAGCCTGTACGTGTCCCAAAATCGAAGCAGCAGCGGAAAGTAAGATGATCGCATACGCGCCTGTGCCCAGTGCATCACTGATACCGGCAATCAGCCTCAGATCGGGAGGCAGGAGGCCCAGGCATTCCAGGCCCAACCAGGCGATCGCCTTCGGTGCATAGTTTGTAAGAAAGTCACTGAGTTTTGACCACTTGAAGGCACGCTGCTTCAAGGCAACGGTCACCCCCAGGGCCAGATCCAGCACGATGACCAACAGCAGCCAGCCGCCCTTGATGACCAGGGCATGGATGAACGCAATTATTTCGGGTGTCATGAGAAACCTCCTATTTTTCGCCCCTGGCACTTTAAAAAGAAAACGCGCCAGGGATTTTGTCCCTGACGCTTCTCGCCTAATTGACAGATATATTATATCACCTTTTTGGGCCTCCCGCCCTTGCGCCCATTGGCGGCGCTGGAGGCAGCTTTGCTAGCGCTGGTGACAGAGCCGCCCCTACTGCCGAGTATGGCGGCCGCGTGGCTGCGCTCAATTGTCGCTACAGCCTCAGGATCGATCCAGTTGTCTATCTCTGTGCGGGTAGCAGTTAGCAGCCATTGGATATGTTCTTCGGCATTAGGCCAATCTGCGAAGATGAATTCCTGCTCCGCAGCGCTGAAATTCCAGTCGGCCATCCGCCGATGCAGATCAGCGGTCGCATCATCGGTAATTTGCTCGCCAAGTTTATCAAAATCCAATTGCTCATCGCTGTCCGGGTACATCTCAATATAGCTGGAATGCAGCCAGTCAGCGACGGTAATATTGCTGTCCATTGCCTGTTTGACAATTTCAACAGGGGTCAGGTTGTTGCCGAAAATCTCATTCCATGTTTTTGTATTCATTTCATCTCTCCTGTATCTGGTTTATTTGCTTGTCGTTATATATATTATATACCTAATCGGTTAGGTTGTCAAGTAGCAATATATCGCGTATAGCAGGCACGCCCCCTACCAGGATGGGTTGTACTACGCCAGCTAACCTAACCGGTTGGGTAATAATGGGTATTTTAGGGTACAGTCCTGGGGGGTAGTGTCTGTACAGGGGGGTGTCCCCCCATCTATAGGGGCGGTTTTGAAATAATTACGCTAATTCGCAGGTAGTAGAACCCATGCGGTTTGGTTTTTCTAGCCTGGGGCATCGTGGACGGGGTAGCGTGCAATAAATATCCCCCGTCTACAGGTAGGGGGTATTTTGGCGTTATTGGCGTAATTCGCCTGTTTTACCCCGTACAGGTGGGGGACAAAGCGTGTGGGGTAAATCCGCCGAATTGCGGATTACGGCTCGATAATCCCATTATTGGCTGGTTTAACTGACGGTATCGTGTTAATTTCTCGAAACTCTTTTATGTATCCATCGCGGAATATCACCTCCACGCTCCCCCAACCAACGGTTAGCCGCGTCAAGATGATCGTCGCCAGCTGTTCCCGCTGTTCCGCAGGCAGCACGTGGGCCAACTGGTTCCACTGGCTACAGGGGTCAGGGGGTTGAGTGCCATTCATCCTTTCATCTCCTGCCATGTTAGATATCCTTTCATACCCCACAAAAGCCACTGCATTCCTCATTCCACAGACTGAGTTGCCCACGCTCCTGATCAGTGCGCAGGTCAACGTCTTCCAATGGCTTGCGGGATGAATGCACAAATAAATCATAGGGTGGGCGTGACTTGCGAATGGCACGATCAACGGCTACCGCCTCAGTCCAATCCTCCGGCGTTTTCTTAATTCGCCGCCATTCCGAAGTATTGTGAAATGGGCAAAATGTACAGGCACTTTTTGGTGGTACTTCCAGCCCATGCGCCCGTAGGTACAACTCACAATCATGGCGGGTCATGCGCTTTTCAATCAACGGCCAACGGTGGGTAATATATTTAACATCACTTGATTTCATGCGTTGAAATTCATCAAGGCTGATACCGATCCAAGTTTCAACAGGTTCACCGTTGCGATTGGCTTGCAACCAGCGGCGTATGGGAACAATCTTCCAATCGCCAGTGCATTGACGTTTAAGTTTACCATCTGTTTTACCATTGCAGGTAAAGGCAGGAATATCAGTTTTGAAACTTATCAATTCATGCAATGGCTGTAGGTTTTTCACCGTCACTACCTTCACGCCATGCGCTTCCAGCCAGGGCGTCCATCGCTTCACAAACTCATATGTCAACTTGCTCTCGTGTGTAGTATCCGCGTGAATAGCCACATCCACAGGCGGCAAATCACCCAGCGCAACCATCGCGGCCATTGTGAAACTCTGCACACCCCAACCGAGACTAATGGTAATCACAAATTCACCTTCTCAATTGCCTCTCGATTAACACCTGGTGCTTGATCTCGTCCCACGAAGGCCCTCCGCCGCCCGTTGCCTCCTCGGCGTTGACCGCTTTCAGCACGATCCAGGCAAGCAGTGTTCCCGCCCCGAGGCACGCGCCCGCGGCGCAGAGGAGAGTCACGAGCAGGGATTTCAGGTCAGACATGCTTACCCTCGCTTTCGCAGAAATTGCGCCACGCGGTGACAAGCGTCATCTGCGCTTTGAATATCATCCAGGCTGCGCCGCCAGTTTCCTCTGGTGTTGTGGTTGGGCTATTGCCGTATATCTCCGCCACGTTTTTGAATATGGCCTCGATGCCTTGCTCAACGTACTTTTCAAGTGTCATTCCTTCAGGGGGGTGTGTACTCATCAGAATAACCTCTCCTCTCACTTGTATTGACTCACTTTTGTGCCTGTGAATATCACCATCGCGATCCAGGCGATGAATACTGGCAGCAGCAAAGCAACAAAAAATACCATTGGCAACCACGGCGACAAGGCGGTTAGTTGCAGCCAGTTCAATATTTCCAGGACGAGTGTCGCCACGCAAATGCCAAAGAAACAAAATGCTATGACCATTATTTTCCTCTTTCCGCCACCGCTCTCACGGCGGCCTGGTTGCGCCGATCCTGGTCGCGTAAATTGTCTGATACCAGCTGGGCATACTCACGGCGCAACCTATCCAGCTGCTTTAGCATGGGATCCGCCCGCCTCTGGGCTGCACTCAACTCGTCGAGAATAAACTCGAAGGCGTCAAAGGTATCGGTGTCGCCATGGTCGCTAACCAGGTTGCGAAGCGTGCGGGCAGCGGTATCATGGATTAGTTGGGGGGTCATATTGAATCCTCATCAAAATAGCATCGTCTTGATATTCGGCGAAAGCCACAGGCACTCAATGGTTTTTAGGGCATTCTGCGCGCGGTGGTTTTTTTGCACGCAGCGCCAACCAGCATAAAGTTGATCGTACAGCTCGGATGGATAACTACTTACGATTACCATTCCCTTGACCTGATGCAGTGCTTCGGCCAATTCGATATGATCTTGATCGGTCATCTCGCATCTGTATTTAACACTTCTGGACGACCTGGTAGATTGCAGATAAGGTGGATCGGCATAAAACAATGTATTTGTGCGGTCAAAAATAGGAATTAACTTGGTCGCTTCCCTTTGTTCGATACACACACCCTGCAGGCGTTCGGTAAAAGCGGCTATTTCGCGGGGGAAATTCGCCCATTCCTGGGCTGCGGTTACCCCACTTTGTTTATTTCGATGACCACGAAAGCCGGCATGCGATCTGGTTAAACTATCCGACCCATGGCCGGCAAATGAGCGAAATATCATCCGGCGAGCCCGCTCAATTGGATCGTCACAAGGCTCATACGCCTGGCGATATTCTTCCTTAGCGTATGGCGTCAAAGCCAGCAGCCTGGCCAGCTCAGCAGCTTGCTCCTGGTTGCGAAGCACACGAAATACGTTTACCACATCCCCGTCCAGATCGTTATAAACTTCGCCGATTGAGCGCGGCTTACGCATCAACACACTGGCTGCACCGCCGAATAACTCCACATAGGTCTCGTGGGCGGGGAAATGAGATATAACCCATTTAGCCAGCTTGTATTTACCACCTGGATAGCGCATGACCGGACGGGCAATCATTTATACAAACTCCGGCAGCAGCGGCGCATTCGCTACCAGCATCGACACATCCAGCTCAGCAGCCACCGGCGGCATACCGCTGCCCTGCGCCGCCATCGGCAGCTCCATAAAACCGAACAGCGCATGGGGCTGGGCCTCGGCAGCCGTCAGGATTGCCTTCACGAAATGCACCGCAATCCGCCCCATTTGGTAGCGCGCCTGATCGGCATGCGTCCGTCGCTTCCCGCCAAAGCTGCTGACCTTATCAGGTATCTCGCACTCCAGCGGTGTGAACACGAACCGATAATTGGCTCCATTCCAGGCGAAGCGCACCAGCCAGGCGAACCGACCGCGGGCGTTACCCTGGGCCACCATCACGCCATCTGCCCCAAACTCCTCTAACAGCGCGATGATCTCCCCCTGGCTGGCTGCTGGATGGACGGTGGTAACGAAGTAATTAGCCTGCTCTGCTGCCCGCGTGATCATACCGTCGCCCCGATCGGCGCTCGCAACTGCACCTCAAGCAGCCAGACGGTCAGACCGTCGCTGTATGCGACCTGGTAATACCACATGTGTCCTGCCCATTTGCGCTCCAGGACGGATACGGGGACGAGTAACGCAGCCTCTCCTGGAAGTACTTTGTTTACCATCTGACGGACTGCGAATTTAGGTTTCGTGGGTTTCATGGCCACAGCCTGCCTTCCCGCCTGGCCTTATCCGTCCTCGGGTTAACAAAATTGAGAAATGAGCAGCTCCCGCGCAAATAGATACAGGTCTCGGGTGGATAGGCGCAGCGCATCGCCGCCGGCTTCCTGTCCGTGACAATTTTCATCGGGCTGTGCTGCTCGTACCAGGTGAAACACCGTTGCCCCTTATCCCTCAGCCAGATCGCCATGCGACCAAGCGACCGCCAGAAAAAGAGTTGAAAACGCAGTTTTAGCATGGCACACCTATTGTTCTATCGGATTCGCATCGCAGTCTATCTCCTCGCCGCAATACGGATTAAGCATTTCCGGCGTGAGAAGGAGCGTAGGCACTACTAACAGTTGGCTCAGGTTCTGCAAGCCTAGATTTCGCATTCCGGCGGCGGCCTCAGCGCCCTTGGTCTTAAGCCAGCCCATAGCCAGCCTGAGCGTGGCGATAAGTGCCGGGGCGGTGGCGGGCGTCAGCTCCTCGAAGCCACGCGAGCGCAGGACGGTTTTGAGTTCTTCGAGGGTACGCAACTTGGAGCTATCAATCCCCAGCCCCACCAGCGCCCGCTCGGCATCGACCAGACACGTCCGGCTGGTATTAATTACGCCGTACAGATAATAGGTTACCCCTTGAGCGTTCGTCCCGGCAGGGGAAATAAATATTGCCAGGTTCTGGGCATTGTTGATCAGCGCATACGCTCCGGGTTGGGCGGTAAGCACGGCGTTGACTGCGATCACGTCCGGCGTGATGTCGCCGTAACTTGCGCCGTTCTCCAGGGTGAGTGTGCCGTTCGTGGCAATGCGCGCCTGTTCGTAGACTGCGTTTACCGTTGCCTGCGCACCGAGGGTTGGGCCGCAGCCCGACAGCAGCAGGGCAAACAACAGCGCCACCATGACTAACCGTGTTTTGTAATATTGTGTAACCATGTTCACTCCTCTTTCAAAATGTTTCGTAAACTTACAAAAGGTTTGCCATCGCTGCAGAAAGCGCTCATTTCGGGGTGGGCAGCAGCGTAACTGACAAGCCCTCTTGTATCCCATGTCACCCGCCCTTTCTCCCAGATCGCATGCAGGAACTTTCCTTTGACCGATGCGCCGTGGGCGAGAATGGCCTGCTTGATCTGATCCTCGAGTTCGGCAGCGTTGACCCTTGCGGTAAACGCCCTGTTGGTAAATTCCGCTTCGATGTCTGCCAGCTTCGCCTTGATCTCATCGGTAAGCACTCGGTCGATCAGCGCTTGCTTGTCCAGGGTGAGGCTGTCGATCTGCGCCCTATAATTCGCCAACTTATCCAGTTTTGCTTTGATCGTGGTTTCGTCCATCGTTCACTCCTTTATCTCTGTTATCTTTCCCTCGCCCTGACATACAGGACACAGGGCGCTAAAGTTTTCGCCTTGCCACCAGGCGCCATTGTGATATTTATTGATGCCCGTGATGCTGGGCGTCTTGAATGGGCCAGCCTTGGCAATGAAAGTTATCATCCTGCCGGACCCGCCGCAATTGGCGCAGCCGGAGGGCTGAAGCGGCGCTGCCTCGCTAACGAATGCAGCCTTTACGCCAGCCTCGCCCCACATACCCTTGAAGAATTGCGGGTAGATATGTGTGCTCATGGAATTTCCATCTGCCCTTTTCGCCACAGTCTATAACCCTCAAAGACGCGCAAACAACTAAATAATTTTTCCACATCATCTATTTCTTCTGTACTCCGAATTATCTGTAGCATGACGTTATATGGATATGCTGGGATTTTCTTTATTAACTCATCCAATTGTTCTCGCGTTTCCTCAAACGATAGTGTTCTCATCCTCTTTGCATTGCCTCCTGTTCCTTGCGCGCCTTGTTGAGAATGGCCTGCAAAGAACTCTCATGCGGATCGCCCGGCAGCGGTGCTATCTTCTCAAGCCATTTGCCAAGCCAGGCGGTATTCGTGCGGCTGTACGGTTTGCCAGACTTGCCGTTCGTGTTGCACCACACGCCAAAAACTTCCTTGCCTTCAATGACGGCGCGTTCGATGTTCGTGCTGTAATGATCCAGCAGCGTTTGGAGATCGGTAAGTGCTTGCGTCTGGCTGAGAGATGGGATCGACATTTGCCCGGTAACTTGGCGGTATAATTGTAAAGCTTTCATTTCCACACTCGTTTGATTAAATTGAGTACCAACAGGAGAAGCAGGAGAAGAAACATGGGGCGCATTTGGGCGCGGTTTTTCCAGGATTGGCGGTGCTTCCATGCCTTCACCTTCATCCTCACCCTCACCCTCACCCTCATCCTCACCCTCACCCTCGCGGCTTGGAAGCTTGCTTGAAAGCTTGCTTGGAAGCTTTCTGATTAGCACACTTAGCCCTCCCTCGGCAGTCCAATTTAGTGTGGTGATTACATTGCCCTTTCCATGACAATGTATCCTATCCGTCCAATCAGATGGAGCCTCATAAACCGAGGGACCAGCCCATCCAGGCTTTTGATTCTTCCACCAATTGACGATCTGAAGTAATTTCTGATTTCGCGCCTCATACCGGATTATTTTGCCAACTCGAACAAAGTTGTCGAGCACCAAGTTGATCTTCTCTTTTGACACATCGTCGTACGGGAAAACTTCGGCATCGATGAGCTTGGCGTTATCCAAGCATCGACCCTGATCATCCACACAAGCAACGATCAAACCGAGCCATACCAACCTCTCGAAAAAGTTCAGGTTGCCCACAAAATCGTCCTTGAATATTTTGGCTGAAATCATGCGGCCTTCAGACATGGTCTACTCCTCAGGGCTGGCGTGTGTATTAGTGATGTTATGAAGTATTCCGGCCACGTATTTCAGACGTGCATTAAAGTTCGTTATCCGATAACTTTTGGATGAGCCAATCTTTATAGCCTGCTCAATTTCATCTGGATTTGCCCAAGTCAGCCATTGGAGGAAAACATGCCCAGCAACGGTATATTCAGCCTCATCAAAATATAAATTCCAGGTATCCTGAAGTTTCTCAACTATCTGGGCTTCTAATGAATCCCTTGTTGCCTTCGCCAATTGATAACGACGCATTTCCGCTATTTCTTGTTGCATCTCTAGCCACTCAAGATCGGCATCGGGCTTTGGGGATATTCGATTGAGTGTTTTGTCTGATTTCCCCTGATTGCATGGCTCGCAAGAGGTTATCAAATTCAGCAGATCGTCATCTCCTCCGTTAGCCACAGGATTTATATGGTCAACTACCAGCGCAATATCCGGTGGTTTGGCTCCACAATATTGGCACGTAAATCCATCACGCTTAAATATCTCAAAACGTTGTCGTTTACCCATTGTTTTTCGTGTCATCTCGTCACCTTAACGCAAAGGCCCGCCGTTTTACGTTTGCTAGTACTTGTCAGGGTAGCAAGCATTTCGTAAAACAGCGGGCTTTTGCTAGCAAATAAAAAATGCTTTGCTGCCCTGACAACCTTATTATAGACTAAAGTTGTCATTTGTCAATACTCTTTGCCGCCTGGCAACCGCGCCGCTCGTACCATTGTGGCAGCGTCATCACATTCAGCGGGTCGATTTGCACCATGTCCTTCTCATACAGCACGCCGTTACGAATGCACCACACCAGGATGTGGATGCGCGTCACAGGATGCGACGGCGAGCGCCCGAGGTAGATGCCAAGCACGAGGTCGGCTGATGTATTCCAACGCTTGTGCTTCCAGATAACCTTAGTGCGGCCAGGGACGAGATCAATCCTCGTAACCATTCACTTGCTCTTGTTGATCTGTCGCTGCTCGTACACCAGGATGACGATCGTCAGCAAAACGATCACGATACCTATCAGTGGGTCAATTACTGGGTGCATGGTCACTCCTCTATCAGTCCCAACTCGCTCGCCCGGTGGCTGGTTTTTGCGAACTCAAGGATCGCGGCGCGCGCCGCCTGGTAGTCGGGGTCATCGCAATCTACCGCGCAAAAGTGCGCAGCCAGTTGCGCGGCGATCTTGCGGTCAACTTTGACGCCCTTGCTCCCGCACCACAGCGGCCAGCACGAGAAATCCAGGTCGGCCCCGCACAGGTTGGCCCCGCACAGGTTGGCCCCGCGCAGGTTGGCCCCGCGCAGGTTGGCCCGGCTCAGGTTGGCCCCGCTCAGGTTGGCCCCGCACAGGTTGGCCCCGCACAGGTTGGCCCCGCTCAGGTCGGCCCAGCTCAGGTTGGCCCCGCTCAGGTCGGCCATGCTCAGGTCGGCCCTGCTCAGGTCGGCCATGCTCAGGTCGGCCCCGCGCAGGTTGGCCTGTTTGCCGCCATTAATATTATCCAGCCACTTTTTGTGGTTATCGAGTACAAGTTTCAGTTCTGTCGCGTTCATTGGTCACTCCTTTTTTGTTGGTTGTTAAATTGCCACTTTTAACGCACTGGTGGCCCCGCGGCTCGGCCTGTAGCTTCGAGCGGTGCTGCCGTCTGTCCGGCTGCCAAGCGTCTATCCGCTTTGCCCCCGCTCATTGCAGAGCGAGTTGTATGCCCATCCACAGCGCCCTCTCCAGGTGAGGGATCATGACACCTTTTCAATCCAGCCGGTATACCGCTAGCGCATGATGGACTTGTTCCTGGTCACAGCCTGGTGCATGGTCGCCAGGCTGGCCTTCACGACACTGCCATTCCTGAGGGGTATGTCTCCCATCGTCATCGTGAAGATTGTAAGGTGCAACCTGCTTGCAGTCGGGCTGCAAGCCAGGGTCACGGGCGGGAACTCGCCCGGTGTGACCTGGGGGAGCAGGATGAACCCACCATCCTGCTCCTTGAAAGGAGACGGGCGTTGTCCGAGCGCCCCCCTTGCCGGACATACTGCGCCCGTTCAAGTGAGACTGAGTTGCAATTCGATCTGCTCTTGCGTGTAAAAACCATCCACGTCCGAGGGTTGCTCGGGTTCAGGATGAACAGCCGAGGGCGAAGGCGATACCACTGCCGCAGGTGCGGGTGTGGCTGGCCTGGGTGTATCGTATCCCAGCTCGCTCAGATTCTTGTTCACGTCCACCATCACGGTGGTCTCGGCAGGCAGATTGTCCAGCACATTATCATCAGGCAACTCTGGCGTTTCGCCGTTCACCACGTCGTCCTTCAGCCAGGCTGCATCCGTGGCGCTGAACTGGCCCCACCGCTGCGCCAAAATGCGGAGCACAGTCTTGCGGCGCATGGCCGGGCGGTCCGTGTTCCAGCCACTCTTGGGATTCTTGTATGCCTTGCTGTACCGCTCGCCGTGAGCATCGCAATCCTCGTTGGTCATGTACAGCATGCGCTCGCTGCCCGCACGGGTCTTGTAGTATGCGCACCAGCCAATCTCATCGCCACCCTTGCGTGTGGTGGCATCGCCGTGGATACTCACCCGGCCTGTGAAGCGCTCGGTTTCCACGATCTCGCCGGGGAACACGTTGAACACGTTGATAAACTCATACATTCCGGTACGCTCCATGAGTTGCACAAGCCCATGGTAATCTACAATCAGGGTTGCAGTCTTGCCGAATGGAACCAGGTGCGCTTGTCGCATGAGTGGGTCTACACTCAGGCGCAGGGCTGCTGCACGAATGGCACTTGACATGACGCTCTTGGGGCTGCACTCTTGCAGTGCATCACTGTTTGACACAGCGATGATCACGCTGGCGATATAGGCGCTGGCCTCACGTTCGCCCAGCATATCAATGAAACGCTGCCTTACTTCGTCCATCTTGGCATAGGCTTTCACTATGTCAAGCGGGGTGGTCTTCTTTACGATTGCTTTCTGAATTCGGTCAACTGGTTCTGTGTTCATCGTTCACTCCTTCTTTCATGGTTAAGATAACTATTAATTGTCAAAAACATACTATACTTGTCCACTTTCGCCCTGGGTACTGAGTTCACGCAACTTCTCCTCAGCCCTCAGCGCAATATTCCACCAACTCGGCTGGGTGCCTTCGGGAAACATCGAATCGAACCAGTCATTGACGGCCTCCGTGCCCAACTTGCCGATCAACTCATTGACCGCGCCCTGAGCGCGTCGCTTCCAGTACACAGAGTCGGGCTGGAAATCTTTCGGCTCGGCCTCGAGCAGAGGGCGCCAAGTGTAGGCGCCGGTGGCATTGCGTCCTTTGTGATTTGGGTTTATAATAGTCATCGTTCACTCCATTTTTGCAGTCGGGTCGCTACCACAGAACCCGGCTGCATTTATTTTATCAACTTCGCCAGCAGCATGATCGCCAGGATGATAATAACCCACAACGTCACCGAGATCGGCAACGCAATCAGGCATCCGGGACACGGGTTGTGATATTCATCCTGCGTGTTCATGGTTGCTCCTTTATCATCACCAGCGGCACTGACGCAATATCCGAGGGATCCCAGAGCTCAGTGATGGAAACAACGCGGTACTCCACGCCGCCAGTCCGCACGATCAACCCGCGCACCTTCCGCAGATGCCGGGCAATCACGGTGCGGGCAGTCGTTTTTTGAATGCCGGTTCGTTTCATTAATGCGGTGACCGCCGGGCGCAACTTGATGAAATCCGTCTCATATTCCAAGCCCATCTTCGCCAGCACTTCGGCGGCCAGGGCATCGAGTTCGATTGAACGTGCGTAGGTATTCATAGGTTGAGTGTAGCAGATAAATGGGCGGGAATAGTTGCGGAATAGTTGAAGTTTTTGAAATCATACATCAACCCATTTAAACCAACGGGAAACAAAGTCTCTAAGCCTCCCAAGCGTGCAGGGCAGCTTTTTACTTCGGCCCCAATGCCCCATAACTTGTATTTCCTGTGGGGCATCCTTGCTGCCCCAGATAATAAATATCGTGAATAACTTAATCCTGGCGAGTGCAGCAAATGTTAATTGCTGTCCCTCCGGTATATCTGCACCTGGCGCTTTCGTTTCCAGCCATAAGAATTTACCTTTCCGTTCGACAAAACCATCGATGTCTGTAGGCTTGATCTTGGTATCGCCGAAACATCCATCAAGAATACCCCAATCCCACAAGCCAGCACAGTATTTTATCGGATCATTGATGGTCATATTTGCGAACCACGATACCGAATTGGTTGAACACTTCCGTAAACTTGGCAGGATTGTGCCCAAGATAAAAAAATACCTGTCCTTGTCGCGCACCTAAATTCGGGCCTTCGGAAGTCCAGAACTTCACACGTCCGCGCGTAAAACAGGCAGGATAACTGTCAAGCAAAGTCTGAAACCATCCCGTATCCGTGGCATTATTGACCAATACAATAGCTTCTTCCACGTCCCCATTTTCATATTCGCGGATGGCCCGCGCCGTGAATTGTTCCACCAATGGCATATTGTAGGGAGGGTTGAGGAATACGCGCCCAAACCAATCTTGTGATAAACCGTCATCTTTTTTGGTAAAGAATGTCTCAGCCTTCACGATCTCATTTGCTTCTTCACACGAGGCAGGGTCGAGACTGATCCATCCAAGTACATCACGCACCGCCTCAATATATTCTTTGGGCGTATACCACTCATAACTATCATCTGAAACGTGTACACAAGTCGGATCGCTGGCATATCGAAGTAATCCCGCAATGGTTGGCTCGCTTTTCTTTTCGATGCAATCGTCCAGGTAATCAAATATATCGCTTTCCATTACCTCCAATTCCTTCTTGCGGCGAAACCATTGTTTGTCGGTAAATCCGTAATCACTAATGAAAAGGACATTTGTGTCATTTTCTCTTCCGTGTTGTCCCTGTCTTATATGCGGCTCAATTAATTCCGTTGTCTTGCGTCTGGCTAAAATATATACTTTCCCCGCTTCCACCACTAACTCGTAATCATCCTGTTCTTTCGCCCATGCTTGGGCTGCTGCCGCCATTGCTTCAACGGCTTTCGATTGTTCGGGTGTAACCGCTCTGGATAGTGCCTGTTGAATTTTCGTCAATGGTGTTATCGCATTCATATATCTCCTAACTAAGAAACCCGCCGTCCAACGTTCGCCTTGCTTGTGATAGTTTAGCGGTTTCGTTGAACAGCGGGCCTCTTATGGCGAATAAAAAACCGCCCAAACTATCACACGGTTATTATATCATAGTTCTCAGTATATTATTGCCATCAATCTCACGGATTCTCTTGGGGCAATGTACACAGGCAGGTCTTTATGGACGTCCAGACGTATATGGTTTTCACCTGACTGTACGTGCAAAATACGGATAGAACCATCATCGCGTGTGATTATCTCACAGGCGTCGTTCTGGCAATAAGAATCTCCGCCGGTATCTTGAATATTTCCAGCCACGATGATATAAGCCCCCGGTATGACGCTTGGATTATCCTGGCTGACGCGGGCAATTTCGAGATCGATTCTGAATGCGCCCGTATCGTTCGTGCGCGCGCTTGGGCTGCCAGGGATAGCCAGTACCCATAAACAGATACTTTCCCCGCAATAAATCTGTGCTAACGTAACAGCTACTCCCGTTACTGGCTGATCCAGATAGTATACTGTACCTGCAACAGACGCCCGCGTCGATACTGTGACCATGCTGGCGTAGACGTGATAGATAGGCATTGCCCGCGCCGGGATGGGCAGGAGAAGCAATATCGCCAGTAGTACCAACGTGCAGCGTTTCACACTTCCGGCTTCAACAACTCATCGATCACCGTGATCGCGCCGTTCAGCCTCTCGATCAAAGCTTGCATCTCCGCAGCCCGTTGTTGGGCAACTTGGAACTCTTTGACCGCCCGCTGTTGTTCACCGGCCAGGCTATCGCGCCGCGCTTGCATCTTCATCACCCACGGGTCGGGGGGTGTGAGTACCGGAGGTATTGCCTCCACCGGCATTTTCTTGATATCAGTATCCATACGTCTCCTTTTTCTCTTCATGTAGCTTCCTTTAGGAAGTTGCTACAAGTCCCAGATTTTCTAGGACTACCAGGATGGCGTTGATCGCCGTTCTTGCTTGAACATCGACTGCAGGATCACCACCAGTTGGATTGGCGATATGTGCCGCCCTCGCTACAGCCGCAGCACCCAAGAATCCTACCAACGGTTGAGCGCCGTCGGATTCTATTCTCAATCCTTCACGCAAACTGGCAGCATCCCTCGCGTATAATTTCATGCGGCCCATGCGGGTTGCATCTGTAGCCGTGGCCCATTCTGCATTGATTGTAGCCGCATCTCTATCTTCTGTCGTGCTTGATTGAAGCTGAAAATGAATTTGATTACCAAAACTAGCTGCTGGCGTTCCGCTTGTATTGTGTTGTAAAATCAAGCCGCGTGTAGAACTGTTTGTCAATGCGGTATTAGTTTCGATAGTCATTATGCCAGCCGCCGGGTCAACGGCAGTATCGCCTATATAAAGACCACCGCCGAAGCGCCCATCAACAGTAGCATTGATATCTCCTGTTACCACCAACTTCGGGGTTATTTCTACCTGTAATTTTGCATCGTCCTCAGCCCAAACCCTTAGAGATACCTGCTCTACGCCAGAGTTGGCTTCGATTTCAAACGATGCTACTTCACTTATCGGAGCGGTTGGGTACATATAAATGTGAGCATGATGTCCCGCTTCTGATGGAACTCTCAAGAGTATCACGTTGTTATTGGACACATCATATCCACACAAGCCGCTTTTCTCAACGCCCCCGCTTAAGAACTTATACGAACCGAGTGATGTAGTGGTATCCGTTATCTCAACGCTTATACCTGTGGCATCCAGTCTGACCGCACCAGCACCTGCATATATTTTCCCATCGGTAGCACTCATCTTTGCTTGGAGGACGTTTGCAGCCAACCCATACAACCCAGTTCGGTCGAGCCATAGGCCTGTACCCACTGTAGCGCTTGTCGGGGGAGTAGAGCCGATGGCTATTGCGCTATTTGCCCCAGGCATAGTCAACTTTTTAGTAATCTTTGCCCCCGCCGACGCATCGAGAGTAATGACCGCAGCACCAGCGCTGTCACTGATAGTCAAAACTCCTGCGGATGTCATCCCGATACGCTCTGTAGTCGCGTTACGAATTTGCATACCCGCTGAAGTGATACTGACATTCGGGCCACTCAATAAACCGAGGGCTATCGCGGGCGTATTAGCTATCTCAAGCATCAGTTGGGCATTGGCCCAAAACTGTAAAGTTGTACCAGTCGTTTTGAGATAGTTATTTGCATCTGCTTTCACGTAGAGGTTAGTGCCATCCCAGGCGAGCATCTCTCCGTCTACATCACCAACACGAAATTTGTAAGCCGTGTCCTTGCCCATCCAGAGACCGTCTCCCGTGCCATATGCTGAGGGTAGTGTGCTACCCATCGCGAAGGATGGGGCGGTCGGGGAGAGTTGCATAGTTACACTTGCGCCATCGTAGAGCTTGATAGGCAGATTGTGCCCCTCAACGGCCTCGTTGCTGATGCGGAGGTACTGGTCGGCATCGGTTATTCCTGCACCTGCATACAATCCGTATTCATTGGCTGTGTTAAAGATGCCCTTGAGATTACCCAGACGAGTTCGGACGGTCAAGCCACTGTTGGGGTGGGTGGCCCAAGAAACGATCTGATGGTATGGGGCATATTCGGCCTGCGCTCCATCCATAGCGTTAGATTCCAGATAGCCGTTACCCGTTGTGCCATAATCCAGCGCCAATGTACCAGCTCCGATAACCGCTCCTGTCATGACAGCGCCTGCATTCGGGACTGCCGATCTGGTAAACGTATAGGTCTGCGTCTTGGCAACTGTATCGGTCGAAACCCAAACAACTGTTCCCCAACAGTTTGAAATATCGAGCGTGCCTCCGCGATAGGAGGTGCTGGCGTGGGCTGTTCCGGTCCAATGATATCCTGCGCCAAGCGAACCATCACAGTATGAAGAAGCAGAAGCACCCAGTTCCAGTTGAATTGCGTCGTAGTTGTGGTTATAAAAATAAACCTTGAAAGCCGTGCCATTGGATGTAAAAGTATGCGTAACTCGTACCCAACCATCAGATTCCGGGGTTGCATAGCCAGCAACACTATAATATGCCCCATTTCCGGGGTCAAGATTAAGGTTGTAATCACCCTTGCAGTAGAACGAGAAGCTATACTGTGTTGCATTCGTAATCGTTGCCCCAATCCAGGTATACGATCCAGCATTCAAATAAGCGACGCCATATCTGGTATACCCTACAATTCGAGCGCCGCCCGAAGTAGACCATCCGGTAAGGTCAACTTCAAAGCTGGGATTGGTTATCAGGTTGGTCGTTGTCTGGCCGCGCTCGAACTGGCGCAGTCGGATCATATCGCCGTCGACAAACACCCGGAAGGTGTCAAATCCTTTGAAGGATTCGACCACCAGTGAAGCCGTAGCCTCGGCGGCAGGAGTGACAAAGTCCACAGCCAATGGAGCGACACTTTTACTAATAATCTGCCCACCCGCCAGCGCTTGTTCCAGGTCCGCGATGAATGCCTTGACGTGCATCTCATCGGCGTACAAATAACGAAAATCACCTGATCCAAGATAACTGATACCCCAACCTGTCGTCTGACTCACGTAGTTATCTGATTGCAATCGCACACCGGAAGTCGCGCGCACTCGTGCCGTGCCTCCGGGAGTCAGGTCCAGGTCGGCAGCGGGAGCAAGGGTCAGGCTATCAGCGGTGGTGAGGATAGATTGAGCGCCAACGAAAGTCAAGTCACCATCAATCCGAGCAGCGCCTACTACGTGCAGCGGGTATCCCGGAACTGTGCCTATACCAATCCTCACCAACTGTAAATATCCATTAGCATCACTGGCCAGCAGGCTGGCAGCTACTCCCGGATTGCTCGAACTCGTGACCGCGTGGGTATGTGTCGCTGTTGCAACATTATTGGTGCTAGATATCGATAATGTTCCAGCTCCTTCTGCAACTGAACCGTTCACATCCGGGAAGGTTGCACGTACGTTACCGGTCAAGTTTGTTGGGGATAAGCTGAGTGAAAAATCACCTGTTGCGGCATTAGGGTCTAATTTGATTCCTGCTGTTGTAATTGGTTTCGCAATAATCGAACCCAGTGCAGTTATTGTCCCAGCCGCGGGATCGGTGGCTATTGAACCGACATATAAACCACCAGCCACACGCACATCCACATCCGTGTATAAATCTTGCAAAGTCAATAAACCTGCAGCTGTGGATGCCAGGATGCTTGCAGCTGCACCGGGGGCAGCGCTGCTTGTAATAGCATGGGTATGAGAGGTAGTTACAACAGCATTGGTTGTTGCAACAGCCAGAGTGCTGGGCGTGCCTAATGTGATGACCTGGCCTGTAAGACCCAGGCCATGATTAGGGGCGGCCAGTGTCACGTCCCCCGTGTTCGTTCCGATGACACTCGGTGTTTCTTGTCTTTCCAACTCGGCGATACGCGATTCGGCCTGTTCCAGCCTGGATATCATTACCGCCAGCAAATCATCCAAATTACGATCCGGCAACATTAACTCACCTCCCGCGTCACAATCGATACCTGGAACAGATCATCTTTCTGTGACATTTTCCAGTTGACGATCACCTGCTCCACCTTGCGCATCTCCTCCACGCCGTAGACTGCTAATATCAGATCTCCGGCCCGGTAGGTTTTGCGCCCGGCAACCGCCACCGGCGAATAGAACTGGTTAGAAGTCTGCAACACGTCAAAGGTAAGTTCCTGGCTCAAGCGTAAGTCTGCCAATCGGGCCAGGCCGCGGAACTCCCGACCGGTGGCCGTAGGTTCGTTGCGCGCATCCACGAACGTTTCCAGATCATATCCAGCGGCATAATCCGGTCCGTCCACGGCAGAAATCTGCCGATCTATGCCCTCCCCCTGCCCGCCGGCAATGGCGGTGGTCGCCTGAGCGCCGCGCCGGCGCAAGCGTGGATTGCGCATGGTATCGTTTTTAAGCGAGAACAATACCCGATTGGCGCCGGTGGATTTATCCGTGCCCAATTGTCCCGGATGGAAGTTGAACAGCCAATCATTGCTGCCCTGCCAATCCAAGGAAAAATCCCCGCCGGCCTGGTCGTTGAGCTTCTGGATAACGCTCAGGAGGTTCAAACCCATCACGGATGCGCTCAGGCTTTCTCCGCCTCCCACGTCCGCAGTAACTATAAGATCGATGCCCATGCCGGTAGCAAGGTCGCCCTCGCGCTGGCGGCCATTGGCAACGGACGCATCCGCGGTGCAGTTGTACCGGACCAGTGATTTCATGATCGTCTCGGCTGGAGTGCCATTGAACTCGCTGCGGTTGGAGATCCCGGCATACCACAGCACAGACCGCCAGCTCAGGATGTGTCGCTCGTGGGGCGCGTAGAACGTATAAAACGACAGCCCATCGTCATCTGTTTCGAGATCCCAATGGCGGAGGATGCCCACGAAGGCGCGCACGAAATTGCCGCTGTTCTCGATACCCAGATCAGTGTTGCGCAGCCAGCCTTCAACGATATCGAATTCCTCCATGTCCGCCACGACCGGATTATCTGCGTTGAGAGCGAAGACCAGCGGCTCATCCCCCGAGACGCTCTCCGTATAGCGTGCCCAGAGCGGCTCGAGGAAGGCATGTTTCAGAATGCCGAGGCGATCGTAGTGCCTTAAGTGAAACTCGTAAGTCATAGATTATTCAGGGCCTTCCGCGTGCCAGGCAATATATACCGATGTATGGTTTGTGCCATCATTGTCATACCAATCTACGACAAATCCGGTGGTAGAAATAGCGACCTGTACCGTGGCAGAAATTGAACTGTCCGATGCCGCTTGCCCTAAAACTTGTACCAATACGATGGGACTATATGAAAAGGCGGTCGGAAAAGTAACTGCGAGAGAACCCGTGGCGGCTGCACCACCCGTCCATTCCTTTACCCCTCCCTGCATCCTGACGGCGGTTGGAGTATAGGTTGTCGTTCCTGGTACATTCCAGTTATTTGCATGCCCCCCTTGCCTGCGATAGAACTGCGGCACGCGGTTACCGGCTTTGGTGTCATCCACCGCATCATTGGCGATCTTGGCTGTGGTTACTGCCAGGTTATTGATCTTGCCCGTCTCAACCGCCAGGTTGACGATCTCGTCCGTATCGACCATCGCCGTCGAACGGCGGAAGGTGCGGTCATCCGTCACGGTGATGACGCCCGCCCCGGTGGTGATCGTGAAAGTCGCCAGGCTGATCTCCCAGGTCGTGCCGAATGCCTGCGTAAGTCCGGGAATAGCCGGATTCCCATCGGCGCTCATCTTGACCGCCAGACGAGTGCGCGCTTCCAAACCTGCGCCGCCGGTGCCTGCCCAATTGGTTTGTAAGACCACCCGCCCGCCAGTGGTGTTTATCGCCGGGGTAGAAACGGCCAAAGTTTTGACCGCGTCGTTAATATACAGGCCATAACAAATACCTGCGCCCGGGTCCACCGAGAGTGGAGACGCAATCCCGGTAACTTCCAGCTCCCCGATATCCAGACCCTTACAAACTCCTTCTACAGCTGGGTCCTGGACGCCGAAATACAGCGCCAGGAATTGACGTGAATATGCCTCATTCAATTCTGCGGTCCCGTCACCTAGGCCTGCAACTGTGGACCACGGCCAACTGCGTTCTGCCATAATAACCTCCTATATTCCCAAGTATCTACTGTAATAATTGATAGTTGCCAATGTATCGGATGTGACGCCAGTACCATATATGCGGATGGTATTCGTACCGGTGCAATAGCTTCCATCGGGGAGCCGTTCCCCCGCCGGAGCAATGTGCCAGGTTGCGAAGTCCGAGGCGGTAGTTAAATATTGGTCGGCTGAATTCCCGCTCTGGTCTCGGATAGTTTTGGCATCCCGACGCGGCGGGTTGGCTAAGTCGATCTCGACCCATGCGGTCGGGTCAACCAGCGATAATCCGCCCTCAGCACTCAAGTCGATAATCTCCCCGGTGGTCTCGTTGGTGAGAACCGGGTTGTCGATCGGGCCGAATATTCTGATCACGGGGTATTCCGGCGCGCCCAATCTGCTCCCACCTGCGTATAGAAGGCTAACGGCCGCGTTAAGCACATCCGTCCCGATTGGCCAGGGGATCGGCCAGGGGATCGGCCAACCACCACCCCCTCCACCGCCTCCCTCCAGGCTGAAAAATATTGTATGGCTGACTGGATCGTAAAGGCGCGGATCGCTCGCCTTGAATGTCCCGCTGACCTTTTCTACATGCTCCACCCGATCGCGCCAGAGTAACTCACCGTCCAGATTCACATCCACCGCACGCTGGAGACCGTCAAAATCAAAGACGAGCTGCACCGCGTCGTTATCGCGTGGTTGGAATACGGTCATGATGCGTTCACGGATGGCCAGGTAATCCGCCAGGTCGCTGCCGTGAATGGCCCAAAAGAGATCGAGGTAACGCGGGTCAATCATATAGCCCAGATCGGAATCGCCCAATCGTTGAGCGGGCGATCGCTGGCTGAGACGGCGCGCCGCGGATACGCCAAGGTCGTAATCCAACAGGCGGATCTCATCGCCATCATTAAGATCGTAGGCTAGCCCGGCGACATTTGCGGTTAGCGTTACCATCAGTGCAGCCTCCCTAATCGATCCAGATGTCGGCTTGCGTTTAATATCCGCAATGGATCTCGGTTTGTGGTGATGTTTGTATAGGAATTATTATAGCTATCTGAGATCGAGGACTGCGACTCTCCCATGCCTGCCATTGCCAATGCTGGCATAGTTGCACTCAAGCCATTGAAAAGCGGCATCGTCCCGGTGAGCTGATTTATGTTCTTGAGTTGCGCCGCGATCCCGCGCAGACCCATTTCAAAGGGGGTTGGTGAGCCAGGGTTCAACCAGTCCGGCAATGAATCGCCAACTTGTTTGAACCAATCCATAACGGCGATTACCTGGTCGATCACCCATTGAATAGCGCCTGCGACACCATCAAAAGCGCCCTTAATGCCATTGAGAATACCCTGAAACGTTTCTCCTAGAAATTTGCCTATCTTTTCGAAGATAGGCAACAGATCTTCTTTGATAAATTTCCACACAGCTTCGAGGGCTGGTTTCAGCGTTTCTTTCCAGAACGTTGATGCGGTGGATATAGCTTTACCAATCGTATTTAATAGCCATTCGCCCACATCTAAAAATGTAGGCCATAGATAGGTCTTGATAAAGCTCCACAAATCTGTAAGCGCAGGCTGGAGTGTCTCTTTCCAGAAGCCCGCCGCGGTTTTGATGGCAGTCCCGATGGTAGTTAGTAGCCATTTGCCCACATCCAGGAACACGGGCCAGAGTTTTTCTGTGATAAACTTCCATACAGTGTCAAGCGCGGGTTTAAGGTGTTCTTCCCAGAATGTTTTGGCTGTAGAGATGGCCTTAGGGATATTGTCTGCCAGCCAGCCTACAACATCGAGGAAGATCGGGATCAGTTTATCTTTGATGAATGCCCACACATCCTGCATGGCGGGCCACAGCACGGTCGTCCAGAAATCCGAGAGCTTTTGAATGGCCTTGGGGATATTCTCTTGCAACCACGGCACAACTACACCGATGATAAAAGGCATCAATACGGTTGAGAGCCAATTCCATACAGCCTGGATTGCAGGCCAAAGCGTGTTCGTCCAAAAGTTCGAGAGTATCTGAATAGCCGCAGGGAGAGCAACCGCCAGCCATTCCTTGATATTTGCAAAGGCAACTTGCAACCAGGCCCACACCGCCGCGGCCTTCTCCTGAATGCCGCCCCAATCGGTCTCCCAGGCATTGCGCAAGAGAGAGACGGCAGCCACGATTAGCACCACCGTGGCAATGATTGGCGCAAGGGCGGCGATGAAGCCGATAATGGCCGGGACGATCACGGCGGCAATCACGATCCCCAGGGCAATCAGGATATCGTTCCAGGACACGAAACTTGTCACCGCCTCCCAAATCGGGGTCAGGAATTCGATCACGGTATCAATAGCATTGCGAATAGTGTCGATGATATTGCCAAACCCGATCGCCAGATTAAACGCAGCTCCTTCGCCCATACCGAATGTCTGAGCCAGGTCCAAGATCAGGCTTTGTAATGCGAATATCGGATCTCCGCCGCTCGTCAGAATTCCAAAGAACTCGCCAAATGCGTCGGCTATCCCCTGAATGGTCGGCATGATTATCGCTATCTTCTCGCGTAAGAACTCCACTCCCTTCATAGCTAAATTGGTAAATCCTTCTGCCAATGGTTTGATGATTGGCAACAACGCCGTACCTAGTGAAACCAGCGCCCCCTGGGCAGCCATTTTCATGTCTTTCAGCGAGCGGTTCAGTTCGATGGCTCCATTTACCGCGTCCTCGCTCATACTCAACCCCATCGCCTTAGCCTGAGCGTCGAACTTCGCCATGCCCCCGCCTGCTAACGCCCCCAGCATATCCGACATGTCCTTGCCGCTCTTGCCGAACACGTCCATCATGAGCTGGGTCTTTTCAAGTCCGTCAGGCATGACCCCCAATTTATCGGCTACCGCCTGAAGAATGTCAGTCGTTGGCAGAATCTTCCCATTCGCATCCTGGAATGAAATTCCCAAGCCCTTCAGGACTTCGCCGGTGGGTCCTATCGCGCCTGTTGCATCGAACAGGCCGCGCGTCATGATGGCCATCTGGCTTGATAACTGCTCTACATTGCCCCCGATGTGCTGAGCGGCCACGGCAAGCGCGGCGCTCTCCTGGGTAGTCGTGCCCAGCACGTCGCCCACGCTGTCAAGTTTTTCTGCCCACGATACCGAAGCGAAAGCAGCGCCGGTGATAGCCCCTGTTAGCACCGCCAGGCCCGCGCCGAGACCAACCAGGGCAATCTTGCCAACTGCCTGGACCGACGCGCCTATCTTGTCGGCGATCTTGGCGATCCCACTCATGGCGCCCTCGACCTTGCCGCGCGCGGAAGCCAGATCCGAATCCAGTTTATCTAACGTGGCCCGGATGGGGACAAAGGCTTCGCCAAGAGTTGATGATCCACTACCCATGTTTTACCTTCAATTTGCTTACATCCAGGTTGGCAGTCATATCCCGGAACTCCTTCCGGCGCTTCTCCAGCTCCTCGCCAACTAAAGGCCTGGCGGGCTTGGTATTAAGAAGCTGCTTGAGCGACGGCATGCGCTTGGCGCGGGTCAAGGCCGCAGTCTGCCAGGCCAGGACCAGATCCCGTTTCTGCTGGACTTCCTCACGCCAGATGGACGCGTCGATCATCATAAACGTTTCCCACGGGGTCAGGTCCCAAAACTCCATGACACTTATCCCCGCCCGCAACGCCTGCATCCGGAGCCGCTCAAAATCAAACGGCTCCGGTGTCAGTTTGGGTCTTCGCCCTTATCGCCGGGCTCAGCCTGGTTGGTATAGCCGATCACCGCTGCGACCGCTTCCATCACGGGCACAATCGCCCCGGTGAAGCCAATCTCATCGATGATTGCTATGGCATCCTCGTTCGATATCGGCTTGCCACTTTTACGCGCATCCTGGCGGGCGGCTTCCATCCCGGCCCGTAAGAGTGCAACCAGGTCAACGATGCCCGAACCACCATCCACCAGCCCATTCAGGACACCGATGATCCCCTTACCGAGCTGCTTTTCGGCACTCATCAAGGCGCGGTTGGTGAATAGGATGGGAACTTCGCGGCCGTTTACATCAATGATGCCCTCACCGCGGGCGCCCATTAGCTACCCACCGGCTGCCAGAAGTCATCGATGGTCAGCGATATTGAGATGACTGCTTCGCCCTGATCGGGGAATGACTCCGAGATCGTGTCGATTTTGGCATCCACGGTCTCGATCGCTACGCCGTACTCCTCGCGGGCGATCAGGATCATGTCGCCGTTGCGATTGGCGTCTCTGAGCGCCAGGTAGGCCGCGTCCGTGGGCACATACAGTGCATCCAGAGAGACCGTGCCGGAATAGCGGCCGGGCAGCACGCGCTGAGCGCGGCTTTCCTTGCAGGATACATCGATGGTAGCCGTGGCTTCATCGAGTGTAGCATCCCGCTGGCAACCCACCGCCTCGTAGACCGGCGTGCCGGGGGTACCTGTATTGACTAAGACTAAAAGGTCAGTACCATTCATAGCCATGAGAGATTACTCCTCCTGAGCCGTAAGGCTCAACGATATAATTCTGGCATAAGAGCCAGGTTCATCTGCGGCAATAGGCCCGCCGCAGTCCGATATAACCCATTGGTAGCCATCGATGACGAGCGCCTGGCGATGCAAAAGCGCCCGCACTCGCTCGGCAATGGTCTCGATCAATACCGCGCTGCCATCTGCGTCCGCGTAGCAGCGCACATCACGCGTTAGGCTGCGCCCGCGACTGGTCTTGGTGTCCCACGGAGACTGAGTAACCTCCCCAGCCGTAACGATATAGGGCAGCGCCGCGTCGCCCGGAGCGGGATCGATAGTGAAAATCGCCGGTGCATTCTTGTAAATCGATAGCAAGCCAGTCAGGATGATGTCACCTGCCAACCTATCAAAAATCGTTGAAGTCAGGATGCTCATTTGCCACTCAACAATGCCACGATCCTGGCTGCGTTCTCATACACACTCGGTCTCAAAAATGGATGAGGGCCACTTGTTCGGCTACCAAACTCGATAAAAAAGCCATGATGCCGCCCCGATCCCGAAGCCCGCACACCAACTTTGATGATCACTTCTTTGGGCTTGGTCTCGACCTCATACGTTAGAAGGCGCGCCACTACTTGCGAACGGTATTTCGCGCCCCATTTTGGATCGTTGATGGCCAGGAGGCGACGGCGCGCATCGGTCTCCACGAATTTGCCGGTAAGTTGCGCATTGGCAACCAAATCGCCGCTAATCTTTTTCGTAAGTTCGTCCGGTTTCCATGTCAGGGTATAACCTGCAGCCATTAGCTTCCACCATCCTCTGATACTTCCGTTTGAACTTCCAACGCATCAATTTCCAAATGATGATCGGCCCGCGATGGCTCTCGAATTGCCATTATATCCACCGTAACATCATCCCCGGTGATCCGGTCACCACGGGCAATGTCCTCGCCTTCCACGCAGTAAAAGACGTGCGAGATTTTTCGTAATTCTTGTTGCGCTTTTAGTATCTCAACAGACGACGCAGGGCGTAATCTACCGGTAATCGGGGCAAGCGATTGATAAGAAATCTGCCACCCGCCCTGGGCATCCGGCGTCCTCGCGCGGCGTTCCACTGCGAATATATTATTGAGTAGGCTGGTAAAGACGCTCATATTCGATACGCGTTCAAGATATCTTTTTCACTGAGTAGCAGCAACCGCGCCGCGCTTGCGCCCAACACGCCCTCACTCGTGCCGCCTCCGGCCTCGCTTTGGAAACTGACACTGAAATCGCCTAAGGATTTTGAAGCGATCCCTGGAATGCCCGCACTGTCAGCAGCTTTCAAACCGGCCTGATAAGCGCGGCTTGCGGCGCGCACACAAACAGCCACGATATCATCCGGAACGGGCTGCCATCCATGCGTATAAACGATCACGATGATCTGGATGCCTTCTGCCCATTCGCTCCCGATACGATGCAAGATGCCGTGCTGTCCCAATTTGTAATCGTCGTCAACAACCAGAGTCTCGCCATTCTCGACTACGCTGGAAATGGAAAGCACCGGCAATTCGGGCAGGAACAGGCGCGTGCCTCCGGTAGAGTCCAGAGTAACAGTCTCGCCATTCACTCGCTCTAAGTACTGGCGGCAGTAATTACGGATGGCGGCGGTCGCATCCCGCAAAGCCATCTGAGCGGATGCGATCTGAACCGGCGTGGTGATCGGAAGCTGCAAAAACGCCTCGATGTCAGCGACGACGGCAAAATCAGCCATTGCGCCAGGCCTCGATTGCCTGCAAGGTCTTGGCGGTCAGGTAATCCAGCCCATCCGTGGCTTTGAGCTGCTCGAAGGTGGTGATGCCGTGTGAGATCAGCGCCCGCGCCGTAGCTGGACCAACACCTGTAATGGTGGTGAAATCATCCGCCGGTGGCTTTTCTTCAGGCTGCGCTTCCGGTTTACCTTCCGGCGCGGTCTTGTTTCTACCGGGCACGCGCATCTTATTGGCCGCTTGCGGCTTGGCTTTCAGCAAGCCCTGGGCGATGGCGTCGGCTTCGTACATTTTCACGAATCGGCCTTTGCCGAGATCGATATTGACAAGTTTCCCTTTTTGCATTCGTATCTCCTGTGTAATAAGCTTCCATTCTTTGCTATCGATGATCATACGGCCTTGACTTTGCGCCGAGCCATTCCGCTCATGCGCTCGAAATATTCCTTTACCTTCGCTTCATCGCCCTCGTGGCAGCGCACAAAACAACCGGGGGCGAGCTCGACCCGCACCAATGGACGGGCGGGGATGTTAGATGGACCTGTATGCCTCGGAGTGTAGCCATGGCCCTTGAATTTGCGCGCCGCTCTGGATGCGAAACGATGGTATAGCATGTAAGCGCCCACCGGTCCGCGGCAGTTCCAAGTGAATGGAACATTGAGAAACAGCACATCCGAGCGCAGAAGCGCACGCAAAAGCGCCACCTGTTCATCCCACCCCTTATATTTCAGCCATTCCTCAGACCATAAAGTGAACAGGCGAATTGTGGCTTCGTTCTTACGCCAGAAGATCATCCCTGAGTTATGGTATAGGATATGCGGCGTCTTGAGCCATGTCGCGGTTTTGTCTGCCTCGTGATGGTTGCTCGGGAACGTGGTACCCAATGAGCGCGTTTCCGCTTCGGCGATGACCAAATCCCATTTATCCAGCAGGTTGAAGCCGATCACGGGCGAGACCTTGAACTCGGTCTCTGCATCCACATATAACGTATGCTCGAATGGGCTGATGCCTGCTAGAAGCGGTTTGATGCGTCCGGCCATGAAGCCAAACATGGATTGGCTGGCAAACGGGTCTACGTTGCATAGGTGGGTAGATACCCGCGGCTTGTTGGCGAAATGCTGCACCGCGGTCTTATCTCCTACCACCATCACGGGCAGATCCGCCGCATGTTTCCATAGTGATTTCATGCTGGCTTCAGCCTCGCGGGTGGCCGGATCGCCCCAGCACATATAGATTACACCCCGGTCTGTCATTGACTTTCCTTTCCGGGCGCAGCGCTGGTATGCGGGAATGCTTCTGTCAGCACCGGAAGCCCCAGCGCCGGGCATAACTTCTCGTAACCGTCCCCGGCGATGATATCCATCTCTACCAACTTCCAGGGCCGGGCAGCGAAATAATCCCGGATACGCTGGTTGTGCTCATGGCAAACGCGCCGAAAGGCGGCTTCGTTATATTCTGCGGTCCCATATATATTTCGCCGGTTCCAGGCATTCTCGTCTGTAGGTATGCGCCATTCCCAATGGCCCCGACAAGACTCCAGCCAACTTTCTATTTCGCGGGTAGTCAATACGAAGACGGCGCCCGGGTAACGCTGGTCGAGGGCTTCCATGCAGGCAATTACGGGCGTATCGGTCAGGGCGTCGTATTTTCCAGCCAATTCAATCACCTTATGCGGGCTTGGATAGTGCAAGGCTTTGTATCCCAAGCGCTCCAAAGCTATATTGAGGGAGTTGGTGCCGGTCCGAGATAGCCCAACCCCAAAAACCTTGGTTGGTCGTGGAGCGGTCAGTATCCACAGCCCGCGCGGGTCTCTGGCTTTTTTAGGTGGGCTGAGCACGGTTATGGTCTGGTAAAACTTGCGCGCCGGGGCGTAGCGTTCCCGCCCGGCGTCATGCAGCACGACCGCGCCGCCATGCACCAGCAGATCCCGCCCAATATTCAGACAGCGCACCCGGTGGCGACCATCCACGATGATAAGATCGAACACGCCCATCTTCTCAGGGGTAAGCTCGTAGTATGCGGGGTAATCCAACTGCAACAAGGTCACGTTAGGCGACATCTTGCCTTTCAGCGCCATTACATAGAGCGGATTGTGTTCCACCGACAACCAATCAACGGCGGGGAACATCCGGGGCCAGTACAGAGTCGATCCACCCGATCCCCATTCCAGCACGCGCCGCGGTTGGCGCTCATTTAGAACCCGGCGTAAGGCAGTAATCTCCGGTACATCCATCATGGGGTAGGATCGTAAGCGGATCGTCATCAGCACATTCTCCTGAATGCAATCGTATAATCTCGTTGGCCGATGTACTCCCACGCCGCGCTCTTCCCATCGCGGGCGGTACTCCACCAATCTACCACCGCCAGGCAAACGCCGGTGATGGATGGGTAAAACATGTCATGGAGCATCACGATCCCACCGATCTTGATGCGGGGTGTCCAGTTCGATAGGTCGCGGCTTACCTGCTCGCGGGTGTGGTTCGCATCGATGAAAAGCAATGTGATTATCTGCTCATTCGAGTAGACTTCCGCGGCTGCATCGGTGGTCATCGCCAATAAATCAGGCGGTGTCAACCCGATATCTTTAAGATTGGCTCGCCATCGTTTTGGCGTTGAGGCCTTCCGCTGGCTTGGCATCGGGGTAAAAGCGTCCACGGTGGTCAACTCCGCGCCCCAAACCGTCGCAACTTGCAGCAGGATCGCGGTGGTTCGGCCCATCCAGCAGCCCAACTCGACCAGGTTGCCTCGCCGCCGCGCCAATCGGTAGAGGAATGCGGCCTCGCCGCGACGATAAAGCCCCGGGATCTGATTGGCGATCGCCAATGCTTGCCTGATTTCCACGGCAGGTATGATCATAGCGGCGCCCCTACCTGTCGCGCGGCTCTATGTTTGTGAAATATAAACTTTGCTTCGGATTGACGATGTGTATTCCAGGGCGCGCGCATCGGGGCAATCCGCACGGGGCAGCGGTGGATAGCGCGCAAGAGCGCCATCTGATCGTGGAGGCTCCAACGCTGCCACTCCTCATACCAGGCATCCATCAGCGCGGCTACGCGCTCATTGCGGCGAAAGAAGATAACGCCGCTGTTAAAATACATGTGTTGGGCAATGCCTATCGCTGAGATTGTCGCGGCGACCTCATCCTTATTGTGAGGCTTCCAGTGATCATCGGCAAAATTGCGGGTCACATCCTGGCACAGCACCAGGTCTACATATTTCAGCAGCTCGAACCCGGCGGCAGGGCTGGAAAGCATCTCGGTGTCGGCGTCCAGAAATAGGGTCTGTTCGAACGGGGATAGTCGGTACATCTGCGTCTTCTGCGTACGCGCGCCCTTGTCAGCCTCGGGATGATAGATTTGATGATCGGCAGCCATGAGAGGGGTATTGCTCACCACGGCAACAGGCAAGCCGTGGGCTTTCACGCGCACGGTCTGGATGCTGCCGCGCGCCTGCTCGCGGGCATTGTCCCCATATGCCACGTATAGCACCCCTTTTTCTGCGATGAGTGCGGATTGCTCGATCATTGATTTCCTTGGGTGAGGGGCGGAGAGACCGCCCCTCACGATTGGCCAGCACTATGCTAGCAAAACTTGCACGAAGGCCTGGGGTCTGATGAGACCAAATGCAGCTCGCATTTCTGCGAGTATGGCGATCATATTTCGGATAAACCAATCCTCGTGGCTATCCGTGGCGCTGATCGTTGCCTGCTCACGGTCCCACAACACAGCTTTGCGCCAGTTGGCGAGCCATGCCGCGCCCTGGGCGATGTGGAACGATTGCACCACCGGCACACCCCACAGGGTATTGGGGCCGGAACCGAACGGGCTTCCGCGGTAGAACTGCCCGGTGAGATCACGGAGCAGATCAATGGCTTCCCAATCGGTCGGGTGGAACATAAAGGCGTTGGGAATCGATCGTCCAATCACCAACAGGGTGGTGAGCGCCTGGCGCGCCGTGACCAGGGCATCGGTATTGAACGCCTGGAGCAGCGTTCCGGGTTGGTTGGCCAGGCCGGTGAAGTTCTCGCCCACGCCATTGCCGGTGAGCAGCTGGGTTTCCAGCTCGTCTACCAGGTCGTCACGTAACTCCTGATCGATCAGGCCGCGCAGCTGGCCCACGTCCGCCAGGGCGCGCTTGGTTGCGCCTACATAGACAGCGATGGTTTTTACTGTCTCGTGCACGACTTCCCAATGGACTTCGCCCTGAGGCTTCGTGCCGGGGATCTCGCCAGGGTAACCGATGACATA